CATCTCAAAAACTCCTTATTAATTGTTATATATACTATACTCCAAGTATTAAAAAAAGTTCCAAAATAATTAAAAAAAATTAAATCTTTTTTGGGGGGTTGTGTGTGGGGGTTGTGGTTTATTAATTGACTTATATAATATAGTATAAATAAGGGAAAAAGATTACTTACACATAAACCCACATATTACAGAACTTACAGCGATTACCTACCTACGTGCACACTACATAATAAAAATAAACTACCAACGTGCACAAAGTTATATAAAATCTACTTACGTGCACAATCTACCTACGTGCACAGAAATATAAAAAAATATAAAAGTTAAAAAAAATTAGAGAATCAGGCCCCTTTCGGGGCCCTATCTCTGTTTTGTGTTATGACTGGAACATATCAGTTTGGTTAGGGTCTACAAAAGTAGTTTCTTCTGTATCCTTACCATATTGTAAAAGCCCATCAACTACTAGAGCGTTGTTTTTGATAGCCCCTTGGGTTATCTTTTTTTGGTGCCATAGTATTTGAGTACCACTATTCAACAAGTCCCATGCTGTAAACTCAGTACCAGATTGTGGATATTCCTTAGATACTAGCATATTCTTTACAATTTGACCATATTGCTGAGTAGGAAGTTTTCCTAGATACTTATCATTATCTGTAAGTACTTGCAATTCCTGAAAATCAATAGGTTTCTGTAATTTACCACAAGCTTGTGAAAACTGATTAAGCATGTATTCTGGATTCCTACCAGTAAGTTGTGCTACCGACTGATTGATCTCGGACTGCCAGTCTAGTTGATTGTTTAGAGTGTGTCTAAACTCATAACCAAACTTATGCGTTTTTGATCTCATTCCATTTTTACATACCAGTCTCATAAAATAACATAAGATACCAGCTTTAGTGCTACTATCATAGCTATTAACAACTTCCATAACTAGACCAACAACATCACCAACTTCTGGAACCTTAGCTTCTAATCCACCGTCTTTACATAACCAAGTTTCTCTAAATACTTTACCATCAAAGAATACTTTCTGTAATTCCCAGTGCATACCAGAAGCATTACGAATTTCACGTCCTACCTCGGATATTTCTTTATTAGAAACACATAAGTAATTTTCTTTTACAATACCCATTTCAGTATCTTTTCCTTTTAGCATCAATCTAATTGAATGTGCTTTAGATAATCCACCGTATTGTGTTTGCAATGGTAATTTCTGTATCTCAGTAAATGGGTCTAATGTATTGTCAAATTGATTAACTATAATTGGTTTATCAATAGATTCTACTTCGACTAAGTTACTGATGTTATTCATGTTAGGTACTATTTGTATTTGTGTATTATTCACGTTTTACTCCATTTTATTAGATTAAGAAATATGTTTGTTTTGTGCTACCTTTCATTCTACGATCAGGTAGCCATGCATCCATAATAAGTCTAGGTCTATTTTCACCGTATCCAATACTCGGCTTCATTCTTACATACATCACAAAGTAAAGGTACAGCCCGACCACCATCGGCTGATTGCATATCGTATAATTGTCAAAGAACATCAAGACATTTAGTCAATGTCTTTGACTATTATACGTTTCAGAAACCAAAAAAGTTCCCAAATATTTAAACTTTTTTAAAAAAAATTTGCGGTCTATAATATAACTGGCTTAAGTCAATTTGCTTTTTTCAATACAATAATTCTAACCTAGAAACGGATTAGGGGGGCGGTCGTGTGCAAAAAAAGAAGAACACACATACTATTATTTTTTTTTTAAAATTTTTGGAAGTTTTCCCCAAAGGCGGTACTACAAATACAAAGGCGGTACTATATATACTATATTACTATTTACTACTTACTATAATTACTATATATTACTATATATACTATATTACTATATATATATTATATATATATTATATATACTATATACTATATATACTACTATACTATATATAATATAGTACTATTATAAATAACCTATCGCAAACTAAACTAGGATAATTAAATATATATTATATAAAACATAGTTGTCAAGTTTTTATTAAATTAAATCATGTCAGAATACAAAACATTATACCAAAAAGCCTTAGCTGGTGACTTTGAGATTGGTAACGTTTATGAAAACTTAGAGCGTTGCCGTGAGATATCCGCAGAACTAAAGCTAATGGATGTTATAGACCCTAACTCCAAGCAAATAGGTTTAATATCCGAATTGTTGTACCGCATGAAGAATATGCCGGAACTACAGATACTAGACGTGAACTTGTTTACAGACGAAGAGCCTAATTAGTTGGCATTAAGCCGTACTATTAAAGGCGTTAAGCATTTTGCTTACGAATCTGAATTGGAGTTTCGTACTGCACATCCTAACACACCTCTGATTACAGACTGGAAGAAAGCAGAGGAGGGGGACTGGTGTCTTGCAGACGATGGTAAGATAGTGCAGATACTAAAGAAAGGTTGCTTTGTAGATTCTAAAAAAAGAGATAACGATTATATCAGAACAATTATTGGTATGTTCAATCACAGAAGTAAAGGTTCTTTTGCAGGTACGGTAAAAGATGAGATATACAGGTTTACCAAGAAATCAGACTATAAAATTAAAACAGGTGGGTATCTTACAGATGCAAAAAGAAACTTTGCAAAGTATATTGCACATGGCATGGAACCTACAGAAGCATATCAAAAAGCATTTCCAACTACAAACAGTTTAGAGTATGCAGAAAAAAGATCAACACTACTACTTAAAAACAAAACAGTGAGGCAAGCAGTGGATAAAGAAATAGAAAACTTAATGTCAGAAGTAGGTATCACAAAAAGATACTTACTAGAAAGCACCAAAGATGTTGTAGATAAAGCAGATGCAAAAGATAATGATAAGCTTAGAGCCTTGGAGACACTGATGAAAATATCTGGCTTGTTGTCTACGGAAAAGAAAGTAGACTCTGTAGCACTAATACAAGAGTTCTCTGGATTTAGCAGAGACAAGCTCAAAGAATTTGAACAGGGTATATTACCAGAAACAAAAAAACAATTATCTGATGGCTAACAACTTATTACAAATGGCACAGCCCGCATCAACCGATGTGCACAACAACATAGACAATCTAATATTGCAAGCTGACTTAGATAAGTTTGACAAGACTGGAGTTATGTATGCTGACAAAACACCACAATACATTGGTGGTGCAGACGATGTGGTAGCTAACGTAGCACTAGGGCCACTATTGACATTAAAAAGTCTTGGTAGTGTAGGTAAAAAACTCTTAGAAAAAACTGGTTTGCGAAATCCAGTATCTCATTACACAACCAGTCAAGGTGCTACTAACATACTAAAATCTAAAAATATATATGGCACTGGAAAGTTTCCGGGTAAAAATTTAATTGGAGGTACTAGAGCTGTTTCTGTTACCAGAGACCCTATGTTTACATCAAGACCTCACAGTAGCATAGGTACAGATGTTAGGTTTATATTGGATAGGGATGAAATGGTTAGAAAAGGATTTAACATAAAGCCATATGCTGATACTGGTGGTATGCCCGGATATGCTAAAACCCTCAATGATTACGGTAGGCCACCAATAACACTTGAAAGTTATAAAAAAATACATGGAACATACCCAAATCAAATGAATCCTAAATTTGAATTTGAAGAAAGGATAAGAGATAAAATACCCATTGAGAATATTAAGCTTATAGATTTGTTGTCTTTTCCACAAGGTGCTGGACAACGATTTGATGCGGCTAAAATCTTAAATCAGTTAGCCCAAGCCAAGGCACCAATAATAAGAAGTTCTGAAACAACAGATCAAATTAAATTAATGAATGAAATGTTTAAAAAGTACAGACCGCAAAGCCGCAGGTATTCTGGTTCTACTTTACAAGAAAACTTGAATAGGTTACTAGAGGCTCCTACCTACTAATGAGTTTCAATATTACCCCACCTTCATCAGAGATGGATAAGCGAGATGAGGTACTAGCAAAAGCATATAGCAACCTTATCTACTTTGGCAGAGCCTTTCTTCCTAATGACTTTCTAAAGAAATCAGAATCAGCACCCTTTCATTACGAAATGGGTCAAAAGATGATAGATACAAGACCCGGAGCTAGGATATGCAATATTATACCAAGAGGTCATGGGAAGTCTGTAGTAGCCAAAGCCGCTATCATGCATAAACTTTGCTTTGCGGCTGATGACCAGCAACATTTTATTGCATGGGTATCGGAAGAACAGTCACAGGCCATAGACCATCTAAAGTATATCCGTTCTCACTTTGAAAACAACAAAATGATACGATACTACTTTGGTAATATGGATGGTGGTAGTGTAGGGAAACGCTGGACAGAAAAAGATTTAGTTACACCCAAAGGTGACAGGGTAATATCCAAAGGTACATCACAAAGGCTTAGAGGTAGAGCAGAAGTAGATGTGCGATATACTGGTATTGTTCTTGATGACTTTGAATCAGAACTAAACACAAAAACGCCAGAAAGGCGTGCAGACATCAAGAAGTGGATCGTATCCACAGTGTACCCTGCCTTAGAAGAAACACCGGGCAAGGAGGGCTGGATATGGCTTTCTGGGACTATTGTACACTATGACTCTTACCTGCAAATGACGTATGATGGTTGGAAAAAGGCAAAAGAGGACAAAAGGACATATCCTTGGGACGTAAACTTTTATAGAGCCATAGAAGATGGCAGACCCTTATGGGAGTCTCAATTTAGCAAAGAAAAACTAGATGCAAAGAAAAGAGAATTTATTGAAGCTGGTTTGGTCAATAAGTTTGCTCAGGAGTATATGAATGATGCTAGAGACGTTACCAGTGCATCGTTTAAGATAGACAGAATACAATACTACAACGGCAGAGTTGAATGTAAAAATAAATTTAACTACCTTATAGACGGTGAAGATGCGATACCGATCAACATATACATGGGTGTTGACCTTGCGGCAACAGCTTCAGAAACTTCTGATTATCAAGTCATACTGGTCATGGGCATTGATTCCAGCAATAATCGGTATGTATTGGAGTATTTTCGTGAGCGTATACCAACATTCGATGTTCCGAAGGAGATTATTAAACTTGCAAACAAATACAGTCCTGTACGTAGAGTCACGATTGAGACAGTTGCGGCACAGGAGATGGTTCGGGATATGGTTACACGGCTTTCCGCAAAAGAGAAAAGACTTCTTCCGGGTATATTTAAGGGAGTTAAGCCTCCAGCTAGAATCAAAAAACAAGACAGGTTGGAAACTACCCTTGGCCCTATTGTCAATTCTAAGAAGTTGTATATACAAAGAGAGATGACAGAGCTAGTAGATGAGTTCTTTGAGCATCCTAAGCCTAGAAATGATGATGTTATGGATGCTTTGTATTATGCAGACTACTTTGCCAAAGCACCAAAGAGTAGCAGGGCTAAACTAGAATCTATTGAAAACGTTGATAATCATCCTATACGCAAGATACAAAACAAAGCATACAACTGGATGACAGGTTCTAGACTTTAAATGTTGCACTATTACATCGTTTATTGTTAACATAAGATAGCTAAATACACACATGCCAAGGTACTCAACAAGATCAAAAAAAAGATTAGCAACTTGTGACGAAAGGTTGCAGAAGGTGTTTAATGAGGTTATTAAGCACGTAGACTGCTCTATACTGGAAGGTCACAGAAGTAAGGAGAGGCAAAATAAACTATATGATGAAAAACGTACTAAGGTTAGGTATCCTAATGGTAGGCATAATTCTAGCCCTTCTAAAGCCGTTGACGTTACCCCTTATCCTGTGGATTGGGAGGACAGGGAACGACAAACCCTCTTTGCTGGGTTCGTTATTGGCATTGGTAGGAGCATGGGCTATAAGATAAGATGGGGTGGAAACTGGGACATGTATGAAGAGAAAGGTAGATGGGAAGTAAAAGACAATCGCTTTGACGACTTTCCACATTTTGAGATCAAAGAATAATGCCCGGCACTACAGATACAAGGAAAGCACAAATACCAACAGGTTCTTTTATAATGAATTATCAAAGCTCTAGGATGTATCCGCAACTAGAGCCGCTAGCAAGAAAATACAGTGCGGATAAAAAAGATATGGCAAACAGCCAGAACGTAATATTAACAAATGGTGAGATTTATTTTCCACCAGATGCAGTTGAAGCAATAGGAGTTGAGAAATTGGAATTTATGAATAACAAATCAAAAGGTGGGGCTCACGATGCTATTGACAATGAAATGGCAATGAACCTATTAAAAAATATAAAGCCCATGTATGGCGGTGGAATGGTTAAGCCCTCTATGAAACCTATGGCTGGTGGAGGAATGATGGGGCCTTATCGTGGTGGCGGTATGGTGATGGATCAGTATGGCCACGGTGGTATGGTCAAAGATAAAATGATGATGATGGAGAAAGGTGGGCAGTTAAAACCAGTACCAGAAGACAATCCCGGTTTAGGTAAGTTACCAGAAAAGGTAAGAAACCGTATGGGTTATATGCAGATGGGTGGGAAGGTTTTGCCATCGTCTGTAAGGGCAATAGATTCTAGAGATGCTAGAAGTATTTTAACTCAATTTAGTGAGTTTCCAGAAATGGCTGTTCAGGGTGTGTATGAAATGAATGAGCCCTCTGGACGTGGAAAAAGATATTACTTTGGTCAGGGTCAGGTTCCAAGTTCCAAAGTTTCTGATTTAGAAAAAGCATCCGCAATGGCTTTAATTAATGCGATTCAATCGCAAGAGCAATCCCCACAAGATTCAATACCTTTGTCATCTGTATTACAAATGTTGAGAGACCCAGACATCAAAGGGGACAAGCGAAGTGTTAGTGGTATGATGAAAGGTGGTATGGTAGATGACTCACTCATGGGTATGATGGGTGGTGGAATGGCTAAAAAGAAAAAGATAATGGGGTATCAAGAAGGTGGAGGTGTAATGTTGCCACCTCAACCTATGGATCCGCTACAGATTGGGGCTAGACAAGCAGACCCTTCTATGTATGAGGGTAGCACACTAGGTGCTGTGAGAAATCAAGCCATGATGTTACAAGATAGCATAGAACAGGATACAGTTAATAAAGCAAGAAATAGCTTGAAGTTAATGGCTTTGATAGATAGCTTAAGACAGGCTGGTGCAGGAGAATCTGTAGACTATATGCCAATGAACCCAATGCCTCCTACTAGAGCAGACTCCATGAAAGTCAGAGATTTAATGGAGTTTTTAAATATGCAACAAATGCAAAGAATGTCTCAATAGGCTTACATGGAACAAGACCCAAGAGCATTATATAACGATGAACTGTACCGACAGTGGCGTGACTCACGCTCTGACTGGGATACAGAAGCTCGTAAGGATATTGATTTTTATTTAGGTAATCATTTTAGCCAAGATGAATCTGATGAGCTATCACAGCGTAATCAGGCAGACATACCTATGGATCGTGTATCTGCGGCTATTGAAAAATTTAAAGCAGTCTTAACTGCAAGAGCACCAGCTTTTACATTGACTCCAAGAGAAGACTCAGACGTGCAGGTCGCTACTCTATGGAGAACAATCATGGGCTATGTGTGGCAAAACTCTGATGGTGACTGGCAAATGAAACAGGCTATACAGGATTATGCTACCACAGGAATGGGTTATCTATACGCCTACATTGATAGAGAATCAGATTTTGGTAGAGGTGACGTTAAGTTTACCTATGTCGATCCGTTTAGAGTATATGCTTCTCCTAGCTCTCGTGATCGTTGGTTTAGCGATTCTGATGGTATCATCCTTTCCACCATCTTAACAGGTGAGCAAGCCGTCAACCTCTACCCAGAATTAGGAGATAGAGTTGATCCAGAAACAGGAGAAACAATACCCGGTCTAATTAACGATATATCTGGATTTACATACGATGAAGAAGATTATCCATCTTCTCAAAATAAAAACTCAATGGTAGTATTTACACCAGCAGATGTAAAAGATAAAGACTATTATCAAGTAAAGAAGTATCAGGTATTAGAAAGATTTTTCAAAGTAAAAGTTCCTTATTACAGGGTTATCGACATGAAGACTCAAGAAGAAGATATTCTTTCTCAGGAGGAGTATACTAAGTTCTTTGAGGAAAATTCAGATGCTTTTGACATTGGAGCGTTTACAACGATAGAAGTTTTACAAACTCGTGTAAAGGTGTGTGCATCCATGGGTGAGGTTGTGCTGTATGAACAGATACTTAATACCGATGAATATCCCATAGTGCCCCTTCCAAATATCTGGACTGGCACTCCTTATCCCAAATCAGATGTGTCAAGAGCTAGGCCTATGCAAAGGCTTTTAAATAAATTATGGTCTCTGGCATTGTCTCATGCACAAGCTTCAGCAGGATTAAAATTATTAGTTCCTTTGGGTAGTGTGGACGATATAGATCAGTTAGAGAAAGACTGGGCAAACCCCAATGCCGTAATAGAAGTTGATTCATCCCAAGGTGAACCGCACTACCCAGCCCCTCAACCTTTAGCTGGTGAGTTCTATAGGTTGATACAGCAGTCAGAGTTTTATATAGACTTTATATTTGGTCTTCCTGAGATGATGCATGGCTTTGCAGAAAAAGCTCCAGAGACTATGAGAGCTACAGAAAGAATGATAGCTTTGGGTAGTGAAAGACCAAAGTCTAAACTCAGAGACATAGAGTTTAGTATGAATAAATTGGGTAAGGTATTGTATAACCTATCCAAAGGTCACTACACATACAAAAAGATTTTTAGATTGGCACAGCCAAATAACAATATAACTGAAGTTATGGCAAATTTTTATACAGATGTTTCCCAAGCTGTGTTAGATTTAAAGAAAGAAAGACACATGTTAGATCAGCATGATGTAAGAATTGAGCCCGGATCAACATTGCCATCTAGTAAATATGCAGAGCTTGCTGTTTACTTAGAGGCATTTCAGTTAGGAATTGTTGATCGTTACGAGGTGTTAAAAAAGAATCCTGAGTTGTTTGACAAGGAAGGTATTATGCGTAGAACAGAAGAGAAGCAGTTGTTACAACAGCAAATACAGGCAATGCAGGAACAGATAAAGAATTTGCAGGGTGACTTGCAAACTGCCCAAAGAGAGTCTGTCAGTGATAGAAAGAGAGTTGAAGTTGAGAAGTTTAAATCTAGACTGTCTGAAATCAATTCTGAGTCTAAAGCAGATAGAAGGGTACAACGTGGAAAACTAGAAAATGAGGTGAAGCTTGAGGTTGAGAAATTGGCTAATAATCTGAAAGATGTTCAGAGAAAAGTCAGTTCTGCTCCAGAAGCCTAAAGACATCTAAGGAGAAACTATGTCAACACTAGAACAACAGGAAGTGAATGTCCCTAGCGAACAGCCCGGTGCTAATAGTGCTTTTGAAGAGGATATTATCAGTCAGCAGGCAGGCCCAGAGCTTGTAGCTGAAAATCAAGAACCTACACAAGAACAGTCTACTTCTATAGATTATGAAGCAGAAGCTAAAAAGTTTCAATCTATGTATGATCGTGCTCAGGCCGAAAATGCTAAATTGCAACAAGGTGCTCAAATCCTTCAATTACTGGAGCAGAGACCAGACTTGGTAAAAACTCTTGAAGATGGTATTGCCGGAAAACAAACACAACAGCAACCAGAGCAAACAGTCGGTAAGGACGATTTCAATCCTTGGGATGCTTTTACAGATGAAAACTCTGAATCTGGACGATATGTGAATAACAAAATAGAGAATATGGTTCAGCAGAGATTGCAGTCTGCATTATCCCAACAACAGCAACAGATACAGTCTGAAATGCAAATGCAAAACACTGTGAATGAATTAAGGGGAACATACAAGATGTCAGATAATGACATAAATGATTTCTTGCAATTCACAACACAGCCAAAAGAAAGAGTAGGTTTGAACAATCTAGTTAAACTTTGGCAGATGCAAAACGGTCAGTCTGTTGCAAACAATGATACAATGGAAGCGGTAACTGCGGCAAAGCAGGCTCCTCGCACAGCAGGAGTGCTTCAAGGACAGCCACAGACATCTCAACGCAATGATGCTGACAGGATGTTTGATTCGATCATATCGACTGGAGGTTCTGGAAGATTACCGTGATTAATAATAACCACATAACACAAAGGTAATAAAATGGCAATATCATACAATTCTGGAGTATTAAAATCCAGTGATATAACAGCTACTACCTCTGATGCAAGTGTAGGTCAAAGACCGGATAGAAGACGGATATTTAACTTCGGTGACAGAGTTGCCGAGTTAGTACCAGAAGAATCACCATTCTTCGTATATCTTAATCAGGTTGCTAAGTCACCTACCGATGACCCAGTGTTCCGTTATTTAGAAAATCGTAACCGAATTAGCTTTACAGACCGTTCTTTTTTAATTAAGGGTGCTGTTGGTACGGTTTCCGCAGGTACTTCGTATTCATTTACTGTTGATACTGCTGGTGGAGCCGCTGTAGAGTACCTTATTAAAGGTATGGTTTTTGCTGTCGGAACGAAAGACGATACAGATGGATATGGTCAGGCATTAGTTAGAGTAGAGTCAGGACTAAGTCATGGAAGCTCTGATTCATCATTTACTGGTAAAGTAATTGATGTATCTGCTGTCAGCGGAAGTAATAGTATAGCTGATGATGACGTAGCTCAAATCATAGGTTCTTCTTTTGAAGAAGGTTCTGGTTCACCCGATGTATTCTCTTCTGAGTTAGAAGATGACTTTGGGTACACCCAGATTTTTAAAACAGCGGCAGAGATGACAAACACTGCTTATGCAACTCGCTATCGTGGGTATGCTGAAGAGTGGAATCGTATCTGGGCTACTAAACTACGTGAGCACAAGATTGATATCGAAAGAGCTATGCTTTTCGGTCAAAGAGCTCGTGTAGGTGGTATCCAGTACACAGAAGGATTGGTAGGACATATTGTTAAAAATGTAAGCCCTACTACGGATGATTCTGCTTTTAGCTACTCATCTGGAAATGCATACTATAGAAGTGTTGCTCAGTCAGAGCTAACTTACGATAGGTTACTTAGTGATCTTGAAGTTATCTTTGATCCAGCTAGAGGTGGAATGTCAGAGAAACTGGTTCTATGTAGTTTACCAGTCATCACATTCTTCAACAAGCTAGGTAGCGATGCTTTCTTAAGTTCTTCTTTGGCTTATAGCAAAAATGCGGCTGAAAACACTACTCCAACAGCAACTGGAACTAATCAGTCGCCATTAAGAATGAACATGGACTCTCGTCAGGGTTCTTTTGGTCATAATATTATGGTGATAGACACAATACACGGAACATTGAATCTTGTAAAAGAGCCATTGTTCAGAGGTATTTCATCTGGTTTTATGCTTATGGCTGATATGACTCAGTTGGCATATCGTCCGTTGATCGGTAATGGTATCAATCGTGATACGCAAGTTATGACCAACGTACAAGCGGCTGATGAGGATTTAAGGAAAGATATGATCTTGACCGAAGCTGGTCTTGAAGTAACTCTTCCTGAGTCACATGCACTGTTTAACCTAGAAGGAGTCTAAGATGAGAGCTGATTATCTTAATAATAATAGCGGTAAAGCTGATTTCAAATTAAAAGTAGAAACTGTTAATGCGGCTAAAACCTTAACTGCTTTAGATTCTGGTAAGGTTTTTATGATTCAACAAGACTCTGCTTATGAGATTACTTTGCCATTAGCGGCTACTGCTGGTGCAGGTTGGCATGCTAAGTTCATCTTGTCTGAGGTTGCGGCTAATGCAGTAACTATTGCTAACAACACATCTGAAGATACTATTGTTGGAACAACAGTGGGTGCTGATGGTAGTGCTGGTAGCAGTGCTGAGTCTGCTGTTGATGAAATTGTTTTCATCAGTGGTGCACAGTTAGGAGATCAAGTTGAGTTAGTGTGCGATGGTTCAGTTTACTACGCTAAAGCACAAGCTCACGATGCGGCTCATATAACCATATCTTAATCCGAATCAATAAGGATAACAGTTTTAGGTACTGTAGGGGTTGTCAATAAAAGACAGCCCCTGAAACCTAAAAAGGAGAAACTATGAAAAAATGCATACATTGCAACGAAGATAATAAAGAAGGTTGGTTTTACTGTAAGTCTTGCGGTAAAAAAGCTTCTGAAAGTAAATTTACTACAAATCTATGGATGACATCTGATCTAGGAAAGAGAACGGATGTAGAGTTATCAACTCAATCTATGGGTGACAACATACAGAAAATGAGAAAGAATTTAGGTTATGCCAGCTAAAAAGAAGAGAGACCCAAAGCTTGTACGGGCTGGAGTAAGTGGATATAATAAACCAAAACGTACTCCAAATCACCCAAAGAAGTCACATGTAGTGGTTGCTAAGGTTGGGAGTACAACAAAATTAATTAGATTTGGACAGCAGGGAGTAAAAGGTGCTGGTAAAAATCCAAAGAGTAAAAAAGATAAAGCAAGACGTAAATCGTATTATGCAAGGCATAATGCACAAGATTCTAAACCTAGCAAGCTATCAGCAAGGTATTGGAGTCATAAGGTAAAATGGTAATGAATAAAAAAGTAAAAGCTCCACAAGGTTATCATTGGATGAAGTCTGGTGCTGGATATAAGCTAATGAAGAATCCTAGAGGTGGTTATAAGGCACATAAAGGTTCTAGCCTAATGGCAAGTTTTAAAGTGCAAATGGTGCACAGTAACGCAAAGAAAAAAGGAAAGTAATATGAAGCATGGTAAAGCAGGATATGGCGGTAAAAAATCTATGAAGAAGAAGAAAAAGAAGATGGTAAAGAAAAAGAAAAAATAATGGCTAAGACAGTTAGTTGGATGTGGGGTGGTAAGAAGCATTATGGAACCTTGATAAGAGAAACAAAAACCCATAAGTTTGCTAGAACAAAAAACGGTAAAGTTAAGAAGATTAAGAAGTAGTGGCTAGGAAGAAAAAAGACCCGAAGGTTGGCACGGGTAAGAAGCCAAAGGGTAGTGGACGTAGGTTATACACAGATGAAAACCCAAAAGATACAGTAAGAATTAAATATGCAACTCCTGCTGATGCCAGAGCAACGGTTGCAAAGGTAAAAAGAATTAGAAAACCTTTTGCTCGTAAGATACAGATACTAACAGTTGGAGAGCAAAGGTCAAAGGTAGCGGGAAAGCGAACACAGGTACAGATTTTTAAAAAGGGTAAAGAAGCGATTAGAAGGGCAAATAAAAAGAAAAAGTAGTATGGCTAGGAAGTTTAAAAAAGTACCAAAGACAAAACGAGGCGTACCCAAAAAATATGTTAAAGGTTCTAAGAACCAAAAGAAAACACAGGATGAGATATTAAGAACACGTAAGATGTACAGAGAAGGTGCATTGACACCTGCAATGATGGATATGATATCGAAACAAAGGAGTAAGAGTGGCAAGAAAACCAGCAAAAAGAAAACCAGCAAGAAAAAAAAGCGGAGGAAGTAAAGCCGCAGTTCTTGCTAAGTATTCCAAAAGCTCTGGAATATCGAAAGGAACTTTGTCTAAGGTGTACTCAAGAGGATTGGGTGCATACTACTCCAGTGGTTCTAGACCCGGAGTCAGTGCTCATCAATGGGCCGCTGGCAGGGTAAGAAGTTTTGCTACGGGTAAAGGTGGAGCTAGAAAAGCAGATGCAGATTTAATACGTGGTGGTAAAAAGAAAACAGCTAAAAAGAAAACAACGACTAGAAGAAAGAAGAAATAATACATGGCAACATTTGAAGCACAGGTAGAGGGATTAACAGGTCTAAGTATAGATGGTAGTAGTGCACCAACACAAACAGAGCTAACTCAGTTTTTAACAGATGGTGCTAAAGAGGTAATAAACCTGATGCCGCCTAGTATGTTAGCCGAGTGTGCTACTCAGGCAACTTTAGATAATGGCACACCTACCCTTGTGAATATGGATGGTAAGGGAGCTGTTATATCTGTATTGAGAAATGATGGTACGATAGATCAGCCCTGTAGGCTCATTCCCAGCTATAAAAGAGGAAGAATAACAGACTCTTCAGATATGGAATACGCCACCACAAGTGATCCTGCTTACTACTTATATCAAAATATATTAACAGTATATCCAACGCCAACCTCATCTAACAATGCGTTTGTACAGCATGTGTCTTTTCCAACTGTAGCATTTGGGGATTCTAGCATAAATAGTTTTCCAGATGAGGCTGAATATCTTGTGGTTTTGTATGGTGCTGTTAAGTCTCTTAGTAATAAAATAAATAGTTTAATTAAAGCAGATTTGAGCATATCGGCATCAGCACCAAGTGCCCCTACTCTAGCTACATTGTCTTATTCCAATGCTAGTAATGCTGATGCTAGTGCAACATCTGTAAGTAGCGTTACCGTTTCCACGGTTTCCGTTGCAGATATGAGTAGCAATGTGCCAACATATACAAAACCTAGTACCACTGTTAACTTTGGAAGTGGTAATAATTTTGATACTTTATTAGGAACCGATGAAGATACTGAGTTAGCATCTGTAGAATTGCAAAAGCAAAATCAGTTGCTCGATGCACACAGAGCAGATATACAAAATGAGTTAAATGAGTTTAACAAAGAAAATGTTAGGTATCAGGCTGACGTGCAAGCTTTGCTTGCAAAACACAATACCGACTTACAAGTTGCACAAAGACAAGCACAAATTGATGCGGCTGATGCACAGCAAGAGGCATCGCAAGCAACGGACGTTGATCAGTTCAATAAGTCTCAAGATCAAGCATTGGACTTGCAAAATAAAGCTCAGACTTTACAGGCGGCCATACAAAATAATGATGATTTAGTGTCTAAGTTTTTAGCAGAGTTAAATAAGTACAGTGCATTAGTAAACTCTGAGGTTCAAGCGTATTCTCAAAATCTTGAAAATAATCAACGTAACTATACCATGTATAGCCAACAGCAGATTAAATTACAAGCAGATTATGATAAAGGAATACAGGCTCTTAGATAATGTCACATCCAATACATAGACTTTCAGTAAAACAAATTATAAGCAGAGTTAGACAGGTTTTTCCCGATGCTCCAGAAGCTTACATTATGTCTTTAATTAATGATGCTATTAATGAGATTGGTCAGTATTCACAAAAAGCGATGACAGCAAAAGTAAATATAGTTGCGAATCAAATGTTTTATAGTATTGGAGATGGTTCTACCGATTCTTCTACAGAAGAGATGGGAATTAATAAAGTTTACAGAGTAGATGTTATGGACAACGATGGTGATTATATTCAAATTCCTAGGGTGTTAGATGGAGAGCCTTTGATGTTTGATATTACATCAGAGCCCGCAATAAAGGAGCCTTCATAATGGCAAGCAATATAAAATATCCAGAAGATAAAGTATTGTATTTTATCAGGGGAGACCACTTAGGTCTCATTACGACATTTTCTTCAACTGGTGAATCAAGAACAGACAGAAAGGCATATCAGGCATTTGATCATGCAGTTACAAACGGTATGTT